TGCAGAGCTATCCAGAAATGAGATAGTCCACTCGCAAGAGTGAGTAACAAATTTGGGATGTATGGCGCGTTTTCGAGCGAAACATTGGTAGACGATAAGATTTGCCTCGCACTCGTCGCATAACATGAGCGAGTGTAGAAAACCTGCTATATCGGGGGAACTCCAGAGGTGGACAATTCCGACGGAAGTTTGGTCCAAGAAGAGTACTCAAGTGAAGAGTAACGCCAAATCCGCGAGAGACTGAATGCAGGGCCGAAAGGTAAGATACAGTACCGAACTGCACGAATAACCGAACGAAGAAATGTGCAGAGAGCGACAGAAATGATTGCTCCCACTTACAAAAAAGTGAGTAACAAAAATTGGAATCAGTTTTTAGGTGGAACCGGCTTGCTGACTGGAATAGTAACTGCGTAAGTAGTACGAATTGGCTCTAGAAGCCAGTTTGGTTGACATCGAACCTTAAAAATTATATAATAGATGAGTCACCTAGTGTTAGTGTCATGAGCTAATGCGAACGAGCGGGAACCCTACCCGCTCTGGTGATCCACAAAATAGGGTTAACCGAGGGAGTTAGAAATTATGCCTCAGTCTGGAATCTATCAGATCGTAAATGCGATTACTCAGGATTACTATGTTGGAAGTTCCGTTAATATTGCCAATCGCTGGACAAGGCATGTTACGGATTTACGCGGTGGGAAGCATATAAATCAACGACTACAACGGGCATGGGATAAATACGGTGAAAAATCATTCGTCTTTAGTGTGCTTGAAGAAGAAGTTGACGCTAAAAACCTCATCCCACGAGAGCAATGGTGGATTGATACGCTTACCCCTGAGTATAACATACGCAAAATTGTAGATTTGAAAGCACCGCCTGACGATGAGACACGCGAAAAGATACGTCAATCAAAATTAGGGAAAAAGCGCTCACCTGAGTTTTGTGAAACGATGAGACGGGCCAGCAGTGGCAAGAAGCAATCACCAGAGCATATTCAGAAACGAGTAGCTCATGGTGTTTCTGAAGAGACGAAACAAAAATTACGAGATGCAAGAAAAGCGTCTGCCGAAGCGGGTAAACCGCATGGTGGGCCGAAACCTGGCACGATATACAAGAAAAAATTTAAATCCGCGCAAGCGGAAACGATACAACAACAATCACTGTTTGACTAATCCTCTTCCTCCATTGGAACGGGTTAGCAAACGTTCCGATGGAGGTTCCTCATTATGGATAATCCAAACATAGCACCCGGCACACAACCCAAAGTTCTCGACACCGTGTCCCCTATGCCCGTTCCCGTAACTACAGGATTTGGTACACCAGCAAAGAACGTCAGCATTCCCTATGCCATGTCGAATGTCGCAAGTGCTGAACCGCCTCCGCATCCTTTTTCGGGCGGGCCGATCATTGCGGATCAACCCAACATGCGCCCAACAGGTGCAATCCCTCCATTTCGGAATTTACAACCGAAATATATGCCAACAGACCCAGGCCCGATGGGAACAAATCGCAAGCCGTAAAGGGAAAATGCTATGTCGAGAAATCCTGGTGAGCCACTTCATCCTGAAAAAGTTTCGGGCGTCCAAGAGGGATTGCCCTTTGATACTATCGTGACCTCTTCGCAGACGATGCACGTGGGCTATGGGCAATACGATATGACCACGCCCGTCCAAATCCCTATGCAGATTGACCATGCTCAGTATAAATCGAGTGATGTTCCCTTGAAGAAGTTGAGCACGAATTATAAACCATAGGAGGTGATGTGTTGACCGAAGAAGAAATTATGAATCACTTGAGAACATTGGAACAACGGATTGTCCACCTCGAACACTCTGTGCATCCTGAGCAAATTACAAAAGAGGTTGTTCAAAAGATAGCGACTCATCTTCACAAAATGACCAGTGGAGAGCATACGTCGCCACCGGAGATTGCACACAAACCGTAAAGATTGACACGCCTTTTTCATTGTCGATAAACAAAGGAGCATTGTCATGTTACAGCAACACGCGATTACCATAAAAACGAAGAAGAATGCAATTGATCCTTCAGCAATGCCAACGGAGCCACACCAGGAAGATCCTACCCCTGAGCATCCCTGGGAGTGTAAATATCCATGCACCGTGCCAGGGCATACAGATACCGTAGATTTACTGTGGGATGGAACAAACTTCCTACTCTCCGTTGGGGAACAGCAAGACCCCAATTTTGGCGAGGGTGATATCAATTTTACCTATGATCCACCCCTCACGGCATAAGGCAAATCATGGCAGTTGCTTATATTTCCGCTCAGGACTATGCGCTATCAACATCAGGATTGGAGTTTCAATCTCTCATCTCGAATATGGTGAGAGTTGGAGGAACAGGCGTGCTAGCAGGTGCTACGACCTTACCGATTGTGACACCTGGGCTAACGTCTGCACTCAATCCCTATGATCGTTTGACCATTTTTGACGGTGCATTCAGTGAGACGGTAACGATTACAGCAACTGCCATAATCGGTGCTACAAGTGTGACATGTTCGGCATTGCAGTATCCTCATGCGCTGGGAACACCTATAAGTGGTGACGGTATCATGGGAAGCCTTGCCAATGCGATCATCTCAGCTAGCACGTATCTGGAGAACATTTGCCAGCAATCGCTCTTTCAGACGACGTACACAGGCGAATTGCTGGCGATGCCAACCATACGCGCATCTATTGATAATCATGGAGTGTTGCACTTCAGACCTCGCCATTGGCCTATCAGTGCAATTAATAGCATTGCTATCAACGCTATCCCAAACGTGACGACGACCTATGATCCTACTCAGGTTTTTCTCGATTCGGATAAGCAAATATGCAGCATACCCAACATGCAACCCTTCTCGATTGGAGGTGGTCAATCACCATACCTCATTTGGAATACCGCCAATCGCGCCAATGTGGGTCAACTGGTGATCGGCTACTCGGCAGGATTTGCCATTATGCCGCCTGACGTCACTGAAGCGGCTATATTGCTCACGAGTGACATTTTAGCGAAGAGGCTCAATCCGATGGGAGCACCTGACGTTGGCAGTGGAGGTAGGCATGTTTCCGCCGTACTGAGAGGAGATAATTCAGGACAAAGTCTACTATTCAAGCGGGCTGAAAGTATGCTAAATACATACACAATGCAATCATTCTAGTTATAAGATGAGTGAAAAGGTGGTAAGGGATGAGCGAAGATATCAGAATCAGCATCTTACGCGCTGGTGTGACTAATCCTATTGCCACAAGAATACCAAGCCAAATGGATCAACTATCAGCAACCGAAAGTGCATCGTATCAGGGGGCAGACCCTCATTTTACCTATAAGTTTTTTACGACGATGCTCCCACTCAATAATTCCCAACTTGTACTTTTTAGGGATCATGTAGTTGACGAGGTGATTATCGATGTAGAGACGGGCCAACCCCGAAAGTATTTGATTGTGAGTGATCCGAAGATGCATACGATAGATGGACATTGGGAATTTGTAGCATCTCGCATGAGGGGTACGTGATGATATGGCTGATCCATTAGTGAGCGTTGCATTCGATCCTAAAACGCTAGCAATAGCCGAGAATTTCATGCACTTCTCATCATTTCTTGATGTTGAGATGGCAATTGCTATGCAGAAGATTGCAACGTTATTGCAAGATACGGCTGTAGCGAATACTTGGACCGCGTTTCAGAACCCGACCGGGGAGCTGGCTAGCAACGTGGTTGGCGTAGCCGTAGGACCATATGAGGCGGATTTGCAGGTAAATGCCCCTCAAGCGAATCGTCTGGAGTGGGGCTTTGTTGGCGCGGACAGTTTAGGACGAGTTTACAACAACGCCCCGGAACCGTATGCCATGCCAGCGATTGTTTCCAATGAAGCCGCTATCATGCAACTGACTGAAGAGGCAATGTTCACATCATTTGACAAAGCAGGTGGGAAGTAATGCCAGCATTCGCTACACCCGCGCCAAACACGCATAGCATCGGTACACAGATTGTGAGTTATCTTGCATCGCTTATCTATCCTAGTACGCTCCCTGTGTACGCTCAATGCTCACTGGAAGCTATCAAAGACATTACGAATCTTGTTGCCAATGGGAGCGCATGTATCGAGGTATACGGTAATTCTGACATCAGCGAAAGACGCGGTTTTGGTGGGAGGATCTGGGATACGCAAACGTGGTATTTGTTGTCCATGTGTAGCCTAGATACAGCGGCATATGCATCGCAAATATACGATATTCGTGATGCACTTGTTCAGCCATTCCAGCAACATGCAACATTGGGGACAAGCATATTCAATCTGTTCCATGCACAATTGCAACCAGATGGCAAGTTTTTACGGGTGATGCGTAACGGCCAATTCTTACGCGCTCATCTTGTGTCACTAGAAACACGGCAAGAATGGTACGTGCCTACTCCACCAGGGGTCACGGCATAATCTAACGAATTGATCAGGAAACTAGTGCTTATAGGCCACCTCACACGAGGATGGTCTTTTTTTATGTTCAAAAAGGAGCATCATCGATGGATGAAACAATTTACGTCAACGGGTCTGGCCTCATTCCTGGTGTTCCTGGTCAGTTCTCGAATTGCATAGTCACCAAGAACAAAGATGGTTCTATTACCGTTACTCCATTGCCTCAACATTCTGAATATCTCAAGCCTGAAGAAGAGGAACCACCAGCACCTCAAGAAGAGCCATTACCACCTCTTATCGAAGAGTCTCCCACTATGCCGTTAACTAAGCCCGCTCCGAAAGGGGGTGAGTAGTGCCACTTACACCAACATCAGCCAAAGGACAAGTTGGGATCATGATGGAAGCGGCAAATGGTGAGCAAACCTTGCTTGCTACGACGCCTATTATCGCCAGCCTGTCTAGTTTTACCGCGCCAACTGGCAGCACTGGGATGAAATTACACCTCACTATTGCAGGCTGGACTACAACCGGAACCGTCACGATTACAGGAGTGGGAACACCTGCCAACACTGAAGTTATCACGGTGCCCGTCCCTCCACTACAACAACTTCAATCGCTCAATATTGCCGATTGGGAGTACGTCAGTGTCAACAATTACACTGCTATCACTACCATCACGTGTAGCGCTCCACTGGTTACAGGCGGCGGCACGATCAACGTAAAAGGCATACAGGCTGCGAAGTATTTGATACCGGTAACAGGCTTCCATAGCGGGCGCAAGGCTCCAACCTACTCGCCAAACGAACACACAGGCTTGATGGCGAGGGACAAACGAGTCATTCAAACGACGACCAATTCGACTATCGATACATGGTCAAGTGATATGTACGGAGATTTGTCAATCTATTGGGCGTACATGTGCATGGGCACGCCTACAAGTTACCCTTCGATCCCTGCTAGCCCTACAGTTCTTTTGGCAACTGCACCGCTCACAGCCTCGGTTGCACTGACCACACAACCGACAGCGCCGGGTATGATCCTCGTGTTTACTGCTACCGCCTATTCAAGTACACCCTCCACTTTAACCATTAACGGAACGAGTTATGGGCGCGTCGTTACACCTCCTGAGACGGTGGTCATCAACGCCAACGGCACCTACTACAGCACAAACGTCTATAGCGCAGTCACCACAATCACTTCGGCTATTAGTGTGACCAGTGTTGCTGTTGCGGGTGTGTTTGGCTGGCAACCGGTCTTCACTGAAGAGCTAACCCGTCCTACATGTGCTCTAGAGCACTTCGATGGCAATGGCTCTTATATCCACCCATTTGTTGCTGCAACTGATGGGAGCATCGTCTACAACGGCAAATCCAATAGCACTCAGTTAACCATCAAAGGGGTTGCTCAGGATAAGCTTCCCATCGGAGACAGAACCACCAACCCCATGAATACCAATAGAATGACCTCGCTCGGTATTCCGTTCGCTGACATTCCTATAGCGAGTTGGCAAACTCAGATCTACCTCGATCCCATCACCGGCACATCAGGGAGCACGATCTACCTTGAAGTCGATGACATCACCGTCGCGATTAAATGCCCAACTGAGGTGCACTGGACATTTAATAACTCGCAAGAATTTACGCGGGCTTATCCGATCAAGCCTGAAGCAACCGCTGACCTCACTCTCGACGTTACCAACCTCCTCCAATTTGAGCAATTCCGCATGAACCTCAAGCAATACCTTGTGATCAAATCGGTTGGGGAGTACATCGGCACCACAGGCGGCACCATCTACTACAAAGGCTGGACATGGACGTTGCCAGGACGTTTTGACGGTGAGTTTGAAACTGAAGGCGACCCGACGAAGGGCAATACCTTCGCAAAGCCGAAATTTCGGTGTGAATATTCAAATGAGTTAGGTGCCGCATATCAGCTAACAATGGTTACAAGAGTACCACCGACCTACGCTGTATAACGGGCATACACTTACATATTATTAGCAAGAAAAGAGCACATATTGGGCGCATTTGACGATATCAGCAATATAACCCTGCCTGACCCTGGTCAACCTGACGAGGCGGCAGCATTTCGCAAGAAAAACAAGTGGGAGGCTCATGAACAGGTGATCCTCAAAGGGGCATACACCATCTACGAGCAAGAGATTGTGGGCAATGGCTCATCTGTGACTGACCCGAAAAAGGGTGTCACGTTTCAGATGGGTACAGGCCGAGTCAAGCTCATGCAAGCGATGATCGTCGGTTGGACTTTCACTCGCAACGGTCACACTATCCCGGTCACACTCGAAAGTATCCGAAAGTTACCAGTCAATTACTCAGGCCCAATCTTGGAGAAGTGCGACGAGCTAGCCCAGACGATGACTGAGGAGGAGCAAACCGATTTTTTTCCCTCTGCGAACGGGCATACCGAGGAAAACTCGGTAGAGGCGAATCTGTCCCTGAAGCTATTGTAAAAGCCGAACTTTACCCTCTATTCGGGGGATATCACGGCTATCAATCAGCACCAGCGAAGGTAGCGCAAGAGCAAGAGTTGCGCATATACGCTTTGTGGTCGGTCAAGGCGGAGCAAGAGAGAGAATACGAGAGACAGTCGAGGGAAAGCTAGTGGCAGCAGGCGATGTCGCACTTAATCTCATAGTCAGTGCAACCACAGGAGCGGCCATGTCAGCCTTACAGGGGCTTGGCAAGGGTATATCTGATATGGTTGGTGGCGGCGCTATGGGCAAGCTAGCAGAAGGCTCTATAGCGGCAGGTGTTGCCATCGTGGGCATTGGTGTTGCGGCTGTTAAATCGGCTGGTGACTTTCAGCAGAGCATGACACTTCTGGTTACATCGGCTGGCGAGTCAAACAAAGCTATTTCGGCAGTAAGTGCTGGCATTCTCAAGATGAGCGTTGATACGGGCACGTCAACCGCTCAATTGGCGAAGGGCATGTACTATATCGAGTCGGCTGGCTATCACGGTGCAAATGGCTTGAATGTGCTCAAAACGGCTGCAATGGGCGCAAAAACTGAAAATGCCGATTTAGATACTGTAGCCAAAGCCTTGACAACGGTACTTGTCGATTACGGGATGAAAAGTACTGACTCAGCTAAGGCCATGAATGGGCTTATAGCAACGGTACAGAACGGTAAAACCAACCTGCAAGAGCTAGCCTCCTCTATGGGCGCGGTGCTCCCTATCGCTTCAGCAATGCATATTTCTTTCCCTCAAGTCGCCGGGGCTATGGCAACCATGACCAACGCAGGTATGTCAGCTCGTCAGGCTGCTCAAAATCTAGCTCACGTGTTGATTGCATTGCAGTCGCCGAGTGGTGTAGCGGTGGGATCGATGCAAGCGGTTGGCCTCAAAGCTGAAGACGTGAAAAATGCGCTCGTCAATAAAGGACTTCCCCAGGCACTTCAACTTATCGAGGATGCAGTTGGAAAGAAGTTCCCGGCTGGAAGTGTGCTCTATGAGACAGCATTGAAGAACATCATGGGCGGTATCGTTGGGTTGAAACTTGCTGCAATGCTGACAGGACCGAGCCTACAAGCAACGAAGGACAATATCGATAAGATATCGAATGCTATGAAGGATGGTTCGGGCGCGGTCATGGGCTGGACTGATATTCAGGGGAACTTCAATTTCAAGATCGATCAAGCTAAAGCAGCACTCAACGTTTTCATGATCGCATTAGGGACACGCTTGTTGCCTATCATTTCTCAAGTCGTGGGTGCTGTTGCTCCAATTCTTGCGGCATTTTCGGAGTGGATTAGTAAAACTGACCTTTTAGGTGGTGTCTCTTCGGCATTCTCGAAAATTCTTGCCATGTCAGGTGTTGATTTTACTCGTTTGACCGGCGCAACAAAATTTCTTCTTTTGGATGGACTACAACCGTTGGGGGATGCAATTCAAAAGGTCGGAGGTCTCATCGGTCAAATCTTGATGGGAGCATTTAAAGCCCTTTTGCCTGTTATCGGACAATTTGCAAATGAGGTTCTTCCGCAAATAATTGCGACCTTTAACCTGCTCTTCTATGACATCAACCTCGTGGCAACAGGTCTGGTGAACTTTTTCACCAAGACTCAACAAGGCGCTGCTATCCTTCAAGGTGCGGGTGCTCTCATGTCGGGTGCTCTCAAGGGGATTGTTACCGTTATGGGGCAGCTGTGGTATGGAGCGGAACAGGTCATCATTGGCATCGGTGACGTAGCCAACTTTTTCAAGAAGAACGAAATTGCAGCCCTCGCGCTCCTCATCCCTCTTGGCGCTATTTCAGCGATCTTTGTACAAATGGCAGTTACAGCTATCGTGGCATTCGTGGCATCTATTCCTGCTGTGATCGCAGGCTTCGTGGCCTGGGCTGTAGCGGCTGGTGCAGCCGCTGTCGCGACGATTGCAGCAACGTGGCCTATCCTCGCTATAGGTGCTGTAGTAGGACTCGTGGTTGCTGGCATTATTCTTGCGGTCCAACATTGGGGAGCTATCTCGGCATGGTTACAGGGTGCATGGGCAAATACAGTAACATTCTTTGCTGGCATCTGGAAGGGTATTGTTGGCTTCTTCGGCGCAATAGGGAAGTGGTTTCAGGATAGATTCTCTGAAGCCTCAAAAGGAGTAAAGCAAGGATTTGGCGAGGTTGGATCATTCTTCGCTAGTATATGGAAGGGTATCGTTGGCTTTTTTGTAGGCGTTGGGAAATGGTTCCATGATCGCTTTATAGAGGCTAGCAATGGTATCAAAGCAGGACTAGGGGCAATCGGTTCCTTCTTCTCTGGCATATGGAACGGGATACAGTCAGGTTTTACGGCTTCGATTACTTGGATTAAGAATGCATGGCAAACGGCTGTACAGGCTGTAGCAGGATCATTCGCGTGGCTCTACAACCATAACTATTACATAAAAGATCTCGTAGATTTTATCACTCATGCTTTTACCGTTGGACTTGCATGGATTAAGAGTGCTTGGACAGCCTCTATAGCGTGGCTTGTTGGTCTTTGGAATGGCATTGTTCATCTTGCAACATCCGCATGGACAGCCGTAACAGGCGCGATAAGCGCAGCAACCAATGCTACCTCAAAGGCGGTGCAAACGGGCTGGACAAACTCAACAACATGGCTAGGAAACCTCTGGACAGGGATGTCACATAAGGCAACCGTTGCATGGAATGACGTTAAGACGGTAACAGGTATCGCGGTAACGGCAACCTCAAATGTACTTCAAATCGAGTGGAATAAGGCTACAACGTGGCTCACCGTTCAATGGAATAACCTCAAGTCTCTTGCTGCTGCCGCATGGAAACGGGTAAGTGATATTTTCTCTTCCATCTGGACCACGTATATCGTGCATCCCTTGACGGCTTTATGGGCAAACATTGTCAGTTGGTGGAATACCGCAACGACGAACACGGTCAACTTCACAAAGAACCTCTGGACTCAGGTTGCGACTATCTTTAGTTCAGCATGGACAGCCTATATCACCAAACCTCTTGCCTCACTATGGACAAATATTTCAAATTGGTTTGCAACACTTGCTAAGAATTTTGGTACCTGGGCAGGCAACGCGTTAACAATGTTCGAGAAAAGTATCACCAGTGGAGCGGCTGGCGTTTTAAGTGCGATAACAAATATCGGGGTAGACATCGCTAAAATCCTGGGGTTCCACTCTCCTCCTGTGTCCGGCCCATTATCCTCATCCGATCAGTGGATGCCCAACATGGTCACAATGTTAGCAAATGGCATTACCTCCAATACGCCAAAAGTAACAACCTCAGTCAACACAATGGCAACCGGAATCAACAATCAATTCACCAATATGAACAATCAGGTCGGTACTTCAGTAAACAATTTGAACAATACGGTTAATAGTGGCTTCCAACGCATGTCCTCCAATGTTGCCTCTAACACTGCAAATATCAACTCTTCCATGAACGGATTGCAGTCAAATGTTGATAGTAGGTCCAGTGCGATCAACAGTGCCATTGCTGGAATGTCGGCAGGTGCTATCTCGAATCTGAATAATCTTAATGGGCAAGTGCAAACAGTTTCAACCTCCATCCCCAAGTCGGTTTCTTCCATCGGTTCCTCTGTCTCACAGGTAACACCAGTCATAGCGGGTGCAACAGTCCAATGGGTACAGAACATGGTTGATGCAGGTCAGATTGTTGCAAGTAACTCAAAAACGGCTGTGAGTACGGCTGCAAGCGCGGCTTCGGCTATTCCACAATATGCCGAAGCGTTTCAAAAAGGCTCGTCTGAAATGAGTGCTGCGGCTTCCGAAGGTGCGTCAAAAGCGAACTCAGAAATTGCAGCGGGTGCAAAACAAGCTGCAACAACACAAAGTTCGTTGGGGCAGGCGCTTAAAAGCGGTTTCGATGCCATGTCGAAATTTGGCGCTGATTTTGAGGGGAAAAACCAGCAAGTGCTCAAGAATGTGGGAGATGCGGCAAAGGCGGCTGGCAGCAATCTGATGGGCAATATCAACGATATGCTCAAGATGATTGAAGATGGGGCAAATAAAGCCGCGCAACTCTGGGCTGACTACACAAAACACTCAGTACCTAAAAAGGGGCCAATGAAAGATGATGACCAGTGGGGCTTGCACTTTATGCAGAATATCGTTGGGGGTATTCATCGGGGTATGCCTGAACTCGCTAAGGCAACTTCAACTATCGCGTCTACGATTGCGTCTGTTACGTCATCTCTTGCCAGTGGCATCAAGATCCCTCTACTCACTGCTACGCCCGGCATGATGGCCTCCAACATTGCTGAAGGCATTCTCACAAAGCTAGCGGTTCCACCGGGTCGTGATCATGACAGGGATCGTGACTGGCAACGTGATCTAGCTCAGATCCATATTCATCTTGATAGCAAAGTGATCGGTGACGCGGTACTACCACGTATTGCCAAAGAAATTCACGTACAAGCAGGGGTGAGGAAACTATGAGCCTCACTCTCAAGATTGCCGGGGGCGTCGTGCCATTCGACGAGTCCACCATCTCGATTATCCGCAAAGCAGACGAGCGCAACCGATTGCAAGCCACGATCCTCGATTATTTGGGCGTGTACATCTGGCAATTTCGTGCGTCCGTCGTGCTTACCGATAATGGAACCGGCGTTATTCTCTTCAACGGATTCTTAATCGAGGATAAGCAGAACAAGCATAATGGCTTCCCTAGTACATTAATAGAACATGAGATTGACACCGTTGACGCGCTCACTCTTCCTGGCAAGCGAACTTACACGCGAACGTATACCAACCCCGCGTACGCTGGCAAAATCGTAATCGACCACCTCAATGACGTGCTCATCCAAGAAGGCATTGCCCAGAATTTCGCACTCAGTTACGACTCTACTGCTGCTGACTTTGCACAAGGCGTGCTTGTGAACACTCAGGGGGCTTCTACCATCGGTACCGGCGATCTTGAGCTAGCAACACAAGGCACGAACCTCACGATCACTGAGAATACTACGGCACAATTTGCAACAGGCACACTTACCAACGTGACTGCCGTGAGCAATACGCTCATACCGACGAGCACCACCGCAATCTACTGCTCTGCAAGTCTGCTAGGGACGGTTGCAGGCTCGTTTATGGCGGTGAACATCTGGTCGGGGTCAATGACGGTAGGAACAAGCGACACACTCAACTATGATATTTGGGTGTCGAGTACCAGCCCATCTGTTACAGCAGGTCTAGACCTCTACTTTTCCGATGGCACAAAAATGTCTGGGTCTCCTACGTTAGACCAAAACAACCTTTCAGGATCACCTGTTGCTGACTTGAGCACCTTTGCATCGAATACTTGGTACACCAGGAATATTGCATTGGGATCAGCCCTCAACGGTGAGGTTATTAATGATGTTGCTATCGTGCTTGCAGGAACAAGTATAGGAACCTATACCGCATACATTAAAAATGCCTACCTGGGAAGTCAAACAGGAAATAAGTTCTTTGCAGTGGGAGCAACCGTTACCAATGTTAACCCGCCTCAAATCTTACAATTCCTCGGTTATAGCCTCACTGCCGTCTATAGTGCAGTTGTCTCTGTCTTTATAGCCAACAATGCGTCTCGTGTAAGCACGTCCTATAGCATTGACGCGGTGAAACTTCTGCGCTCCTCGGTTATCTCCTGGTCATCATTTCCCACAACGGGCGTTGCCATGAGGGTTTCTTATGATGGAGGGGTAAGTTACGCTCTTTGTACAAATAATGCCCCTATTCCCTTGCTTCCATCTGGCTCAAATGTTGCGGGTCTCTCACTCACACTGAAAGAGTCATTTATTGCAGGTGGGAGCACTGATCCAAGAGTATTCCCTACTCTTTCCAATGTGACCATCCAACTTGTATCCGCACCATCGGCCACAAAATCCGATATTTCTCAGGCTTATAGCACCGCTACCAACTGGAATACAGGCACGTACACGGGTACTGCTCTTTCGGGTAACAATCTCATTCTTGGATCACTGACGAGAAACTGGAATGATAACCTCATTACCAATCAAACGTTTTTTGCTCAAGCTGGTTCATCACAAACAGCAAGCGGTAGCAATTACGCGATGACAACACCTGCGGCGGGTGGAACGGCTGACGGATATGGACAATCCCGTCTTGATTTTTGCCAGCAACTCGTGGATTTTGTTTTAGACGTTGACATGAACTGCGTAACTACGTCAAGCGGCTTTGGCATGTTCGCAGGGGTGACGTATCGGCAAACAAGTTGGCAGGCTGCAACGGATAATTGTTTTGCTTATGTTGTTCAAATGTATCCAAATCCAGGGACCGGGACAGGGTTTGCATCGGGGCATGTTGAGTTATCTTATGGCTCAAATGGAACGGTGGGAGCCTTCACCCGTATAACGTATTCATTGCAAAGTATCACGGCAAACACGTTTTACCATATGAAAATAGTTGTAAGTGGAACCCACCATCAAATATATTTCAACAATGGAACAACCCCTATTATCGATATTATCGATAGCACATATACCCAAATTGGGCAGTTTGGTTTAAGAAGCGCAAATAATACCTCTGTTTCAGGGACAGTGAAATGGGATAACCTTGTTCTCCTACCTCTACAAACAGGAACATGGCAATCTTCAGCAGTTTCAATCAGTAGTCTCACTACCTGCGGATTATCTGCTCTCTTCTGGACTGAGGCAGGCACAAGCAACCCTGCACTTGCAAGCATTGTGGTTCAGTCCAGCATCGATAGCGGTTCCACTTTTCAGGTTTGTACCAATGGCGGCACAATCCCTAATCTTCCAGTTGGTACAACAGTTACCGGCAAAACGATTATCCTACTGGTTACCATGACCTCAATATCAGCACTTTATCTCCCTATCCTCTCGCAAATGGTATGGAGAGTCCTCGGCGCTTATCCTGGCTCATCAGGCACACGCACAACCTCACCACTCGGCAATGACATGTCGATTACGCGAACAGTTGGAAGTGGTTGGGGTACAGCATTCGATACGCAAGCGTGGGCGCAAGTGGGAACAGGCACAACAGCAGTAGCATCAGGGGAAGAGACGATAGCCAACACGACGGGCGATGTGCATATGGTGCTCGGTAGTCGTACTTGGACTGATGAGGATGGCACGTGTCGATTTAGCCTCTCAGCAAGCACGATCTCAGCAGGCATTGAATTGCGCTATCAAAATACAAGCAACTTTTATCGTCTCTCCGCAAATACGACCTCACTCAGTATTATAAAGGTAGCAGGCGGTGTTAGTACAGTGCTCACCTCGGCAACGGTTGCGCTCTCGACTGGCAATTATTATTACTTGCGGTTTCGTGTCGTGGGTGCTAATCCTGCTTTCTTGTATGGGCGAGTGTGGGTAACAGGAAGTCTTGAGCCGGTAATTTGGGGTGTAACTGCCCCAGGATGAAATAAAAAGAGATTGACCGTAACAAGTCAATCTCTAAAGTGGAAAGGAGGAATATGTTAGAACAGGCGACCACCTTCAGCCCACTCGTGCAAGAGTTTGTTATTCTTACGCAAATTGCATGTAGGACAGGCTATGACAAGGTTCTCAGGCCCGTTAGACCCTCCACGACTCAGAGGAACAACATGGTCAACATGATATGTTTTGCCTACTTTTTTATGGCAGTAATAGCACTTTCCCTTCTGCCGCTCGTATTGTGCTTGAACATCTTTAGCCGTATGAGTACCAGTGGCTTTACTTTTAAGTGCGCGTCTTTTATGTCGTGCCAATTTGTACGCTGCTTGACCTTGATCCGAAGTGCCATAGCGATGTTGACGTTCCAATATCGCCTCGTAGTGACTTATTCTATAATTTTCATATGTTCTGCGTCCAAGATCAGAATCTTTATAACGTCGCTGGTATCCTCGTGCAATTTCTACATGTCTCAATCTGTATGCACGCTGCCGATCATTAATATTCTTCCTAGATCGCTCATTAGGTGGACGCCAGGGCTTTTCGCTTCTGCATTTTTTACACTGATTATGAAATCCATTAGAAGAATTACTTTTGGAATGGAAGAACTCTTTTGTGAGTGGCAAATCTTGCTTGCACCCAGCGCAGGTTTTAAAACCTTCTGGCGGTTTATGGTCACGTATGTAGTAACACGTTTTACATCGCCTGCTCAAACTATCTTTAGTATCCTGGGAAGAAAAGAAAAACTCGCGGGTTGCAGGAAAGGATTGCTTGCATTTAAGACAAGCCTTCAGTACAATGTCACTCATGGAAGAACTAACCTTCTTTCGTCACACCTCCGGCTATTAGAGTAGCGCGGGGGTACTTTGTTATCTCTCGTATTATACCATAGAACGGCATGGAAAGCCAGTTTACAGATAGAAAGTAGTACTAAAATGACCGACTTTACGAGCTTCGTCTTGAACGGAAACACGGGCGCAAGCGACGCCAGCCCTAGTTGGAGTTCTTTCACCTTTGCGGGTGCCAACTACGAAATGAGGCTTTGCGGCACAGGTGTAGGGAACGGAACCACGGCTTCGGCTTCGTGGTTCCCTTATACTCGCCCCGGCAGTGTCGGCGTGGTGCCTGAAATGTGGATGTATCTAGGAGCTGACGCTAGCGGCGGCTTAAAAGTCACGACCTACGACGGTACATCCGCTCATTACATGCAATTTCGCCTCAACTGGGATAATACAGGGACATTCGCTTCGGCTCCTATTATCTCTGCATGGGCCACAACCGCTTTGCCTGCGGCTTCCCCTGGCACTCAACCAGGTACGGGTGATGGAACCGCTTTTATTAATGGTCACGCAACTGATACTTCTTCGACTTCCTACATTAAAGCGAACGCCTACGGACAAGGTTTAACAGCGGCAGGGGTACAGCAAACACCCGCATCCAACGCGGCAGGGACATTAGCGGCTACAACAGGAACAGCAGGAGCGGTAAGTCCTGGCAGTGCTGCATGGCTAGCTACATGGCAGTCGCTACAGGCTTCTAGTCAGTTCATACAAGACGGCGCTATACCACAAGCCGT